CTGAGACTTGGTTGGATCAATCCAAACGTGCATTCGTTGGCTAGCTGCAATAGTATCTTGCGGCACAATCCCATACCGCCACGCTACCATTTCGTCATCATTGTGTAACGGTCTATATGATGCAAGCGCTCTTCCATAATGAAATCCATTTCCATTAATCATAATACGCACACATAATTTAGACCTTAATACATTATAATTTGTAATACGATTAATAACTCGTAAGTTCTCAAAATATAATTCCCAAGGATTGATGGTTGTACCAAACGTAGCACCAACGGTCCAGTTGATCGATGCGATTTTGATTGGGCGTGAGAAAAAATTGTTCAGCGACGCATCATCGGAATCCACCGTACGATGAACATCATCTAATCTATTATCAACAGAGTACACCCACTGTTGATTTTGATCAGAAAAACTCACGACTTGTTGTTGAGTCTCATTAGACTCAGAATTAATTTTTACATTCATTTTCGAAGTAGTCTATTTATTTACACTCGTCATGCTATGACTAAAGCAAGCGAGGCGTATATTTACATGGACTTGCTAAATCCTCCCCTAAAAAGGGGTATTCTACGAGGAGAATACAATATGTGCAAAGCCTAATATAATATATATAACATACAAAAACATATAATATTGGTATCCATATACACACACAACTGTTTAATTTAATGCCCATCGTCACTACGGGCAGAGGGATGAATTAAGGGTTACCCAAACCATAACGTTCGCGATACATTTCAAGACAATCGTCGTAATCTTTAGAAAGCATTGCACAACCACCGGAAATACCGTGTTGTTTAGCCACTTGCTTCATTTGTTCACGCCGCATCTCATAATGCTCACGTCCGTATGCAAACCATTCACGTAAAGCTCCATCAATATTCTGCATAGACTGCTCCATTGGAGATATTGCCTTAGATTTAAGAATACTGGTCAAACTTTTAAAAATTGACGTTTCATCCAAGGCTCCCATCCATTGATTCAAATCTTCAGAGTAAACATTCTTCCTTTTGAGGAAATCTGCGTCCTCATCACGCATATACTCAGTAGGTGTAGATTCTTTGTCAGGCATAGTAAATATCATGTCTCGATCAGCTAAAAAAGCAGCATAAGAGATATGATTAAACTCATCGTATCCTTGCTTGATTGAACCTTTCACATCATCACCATATGTCATCATGGCCGCAACTTCTCGAAAAGATACATGCTTATGTTCTGGCAATATATGGAAAAAAGCACAACGCAAAAGCAAAGAATTTACAATCGAGTTAATATATACTGTCAAATTCTGCCCAGATGGATTAGAACCAAAATGCTGTAGAAGATCACCATTATACGCCATAACAGGATATGCAATATCTGTAGCAATGCCTCGCATAATTACAATAGCCTCTTCTGAATATCCATAACTGCGAGCAATAGAAATAAGTACATCGAAGGCCGCAAGGATAAGTTGCGCAGCCATGCGCAAATCATACTTACTGTAATCACCAGCTAAAATACGATCCGCTCCAAATTTGCGCATATGTTCTACCAATTCACTAAATTCTGGACCCATAGTGTTAATACCAACACCACACTCTGAATCAAGAGGAAATAATGAAAGAAGACGCACAATAGGCAAAAAATACTTACGCACAACTAATTGTAGAGCAATAGGCGATGCCTGAAACACTCTCACTTTATCCTTAGTCAGCTTAGTCGGTTCATCCTTCAAACACGCTTTGAAAGGCACATGACAACGTCTACCTTGCTTGTACTCATTCTCCATACGATCTGCTTCTTGCCAAAAGCGGTCATCTAGTTCTGCTGGACAAGAAATACCAGGAAAATCTTCTGGATCCAAACGACTGATATATGGCTCTTTCGCACCAGATAAAGGATAACCTATAGCGGAATGTGGATTGATTTTATCAATAAATCTTAATCCATCAATACCACACAAGTTCTCCATACGTGTAAGAGGTCTGACAAATTCAGCCAATTCGGATATCTTATGAGTACGTTCGATCATATGCTCAGTATAATCCACCACGGCTTTAACAAGTAATGATGGTTCAACTCCTATTGAGGGATGACATGAAACAAGTAATGATTTCTCCCATGCGTTACCTAAATGAAACTTGGGTTTACCAAACAATTTTTCAACACCACATATGCTAGATACAGTATCCGCAATAGGAGTTTCAACCACACTAGATTTATATGTTGC